TGACCGCTAAAAATGTTAGTTTGAATTAACTCGTCTACTCTACCAAAATCTTCTTTAGTTAAATCACTCGCACCTAAATCATCTACAATAGGCTTACGAGTTGCATCGTTTACAAAAGCAAGTAAATACTTTTTTCCGTCTGCACCCGTGTACATATTGTCGAACTGTCTGCTTACTGCTCTTTTCTCGTCAGGGCTTGGCTCTCCGTTAGGTAAAGTAATAAGTTTACTTGCAGAAAACCCGGTTTGTGCATTACCAAGAACGTGCTTACTTACTTCAACATCACTTTCAATGTAGTTTAAAGCACCGAAATAACCCGGAAGGCTATAAACATTCATTCCCGGTCTGTATTCTTTTACATATAGTATTTGAACACCGATAGGGTTTTTAGGGTTAAAGGCTGCGTAAACTTCTGCCTTCTCTTGGTTGCGTGTTGTCTTCCAATCGTCTTTATACCAGAACTGCGTGTTGTCTTTGTTAGTTCTAATCTTTGTATAATCACAATGCCATAACTCTGCAATTTGTTCGCCCATTACACTCCAAATAACCTGGATATAAGCACCGCCAAAAAGTTCAATATCTAAAGCAACCTTTTTTGTTAGGTCGTTCAAAGTCTCGTCTCTATTAACTTGCTTTACAATAGGCTGCTCTCCTGCCCAACCATTGCCAACAATGTAGTTCACTTTGCCTCTTACGATAGCATTGTGCTTGGCTGACTTGTTAAAAAGGTCTAATAGGTATTGCGGATAGTCATTGTTTTGACCATACTGCATATAACCTTCGCCTTTTTTTTCTTTATATTCCGGTTGCTTTGCTTCCGCAAATGTCAATACTTGTATTTCCATTATTGTCTAATTGTGAATGTGCTTGTTGTTTCGTATTCTGTAAATGATATACCTGTGCCTGAAAGCTCCATAATGCCCGTTTCGAGCAGGTTTAAGCCCGTCGGATTGGTATTTGAAGGACTTGCTTGTTCGTAAACTGAGTAAGTATATTGCCCGTTTAAAGCCGTATTAAAGTAGCTATTAACTACGATGCTAAACTGATTGAACCTATCCTTATATGCGCTTGTATCCGTATTGTTTAACTTAACAAACTTAATCTCTGTATTTGTGCTTCTATTCTCAAATACGAATAAGTAATTTGGATTAGTAAGCGTTTGCTTTTCGGTAAGCGTTAAAATGATATTTTGGGTTTGCCCTTTCGTTAATTGTATCATCAACTATAAATATACTAAGAGCCAAAACTTTGCAAAATAAAAAACCCCCACCTAATTAAAGGCAGGGGCATCTATATACAAAACCAAAACAACCAATTAACCTGCGGTTGTAAGGGCTGCTGCTATTGTAGAGTTTACCTCTGGAGCAAGAGCCGCTTCCGCACCTGTGAAGGTTAAAGTGTAACCACTTCTGTCGCCTTCAGCAGTTCCCGTACCTGCGCTACCGCCGGTAAGGTCTAAGCCTTTAGTTTTTCCTAAATACCAGAACTTGCCATTGTTATCTTTAGCAACTGATACAAGTCTGTTTTGAGCCAATAACAAGATTTCGTTTCTTGTATTAGCTTGAAGTTTATTTAATACGATAGTTAGTTCAGGAGCATAAAATACAGTTCCGTTTTGGATATTTGCATTTACATTCTCAACAAACTGAGAAGTTCCTCTTACAAGTTCATACTTGTAAAACTTCTTACCGGTAGCTTTTACTAAAGCGGTAATAACACCACTTGCTTCGGTTGTAGAAGTAACATCTGCTGCCGCAATAAAATAAACCTCAGTAATACCACCTAAACTGTCTTTGCAGTCTAAAGTGTAATTTTGAGTTAAAGCACAAGCCATTATTGTTGAATTTAATTAGTTTGAAAAAAGTGGGGGATATATTTCAATCCCCCTATAAATTATGCAAGGATAAACTTCACTACTTCGTCAGGGAAGGCAATGTTTACACCAAACTTGAACTGAGATACGAAACGTACTTGGTCAGCTTCTTTAGCATAGAAAATTTCAAACTTTTCTTCTTCGTTCAATAAGTCTGTACCTAAGAACATATTAGATAAACGCATAGCATAAACCTTGTTAGTTCCGTTAAGACCTGCAACTGCAATAACTTTGATTGTAGTACCAGGAAGGATAAACTCAGCATCAGCTTTAACATCTACGCTATAAGAGAAGCTATTAGCATTCTTAAGAGCAATAGTGTAAGTGCGGAATAAATCTTGACCACAGAAGATAGTCATATCGTCAGCAGCTACAACTTTAGCAGGGATTGCTTGATAAACACCATCAAAGATAGAGATTACGTTAGCAGCAGTGATAGAAGATAAAGGAGCACCAGAGATATAAGTTGAAGCATTAGCAGCAACAACACCTGAAGCAGCACCGATTAACTTTACAAAGCCATCAAACTTGTTAAGGTTAACATTGCTTGAAGCGGTATCTCCAGTCCAAGATGCAGTCTCTAATTGAGCAGCAATAGTCTTAGCTTTCTTTTCGCTATACTCTTGCTCAAAAGGTACTGAGTCATAACTTGAACCTGTAGGTAAAGCTTTTTGTAAATACTTAGCTTCTAAATCTTTAGGACAAAGAGACTCGTTTACTTTGATTTTACCAGGAGTTACAGTTCTTTGAGTAAAAGTTGTAGAACCAGAAGCATTAAAGCCACAAGAAGCACCATCTTGGAAGATAGCATCTGTGTCCATAATATTGATTTTTTCGCTTGACTTTACGCCAACCATAACGTTACCTGCGCTCTTAATAAGAGAAGCAGTTTTAGCACCTAATACAGATGAAGTTACAAGTAGAGCTTCGTTTTCTTTTGTATAGTTGCTTAATGCAGATACATCAAATCCCATTTTATTTTATTTTTATTTGTTTAATAAAGCGTTTCTAAATTTCTCAATTCTATCGTACTTCATATCGTGAGTAGTTACGTTAGAACCAAATGTTTGTTTTGGTTGCGCAATAGGTTCAGCGTTAGGAGTCTTAGTAAGTGCTTCTATTAATTCAGCTACTTGACTAAAGCCATTCTTAACTTTTGTCTCTAATTGTGCTACTTGTGTTTTAAGATTTTCGTTTTCACTAACTAAAGCAGCGATTTCGTCTGCCATTTGTTGGTCTAACTTTTTACCCATTTCAGCAGGTGCTTCTTCTGGCATCAAGTCTTCTTTAGGAGAAGCGATTTCGATAATCTTACCTAACTCGTCTACTTGGATTGTTGTGCCGTCAGCTAATTGGTGTTCGCCCATTGGAGCCGGTGTGCCGTCTGCTAAAGTAACTTCTCCGCCTACTACTAATTCGCTAATCATAACCTTCGTTCCGTCCATAAGGCTATACTCTGCGAACGTAACAGGTACTTCGCTCTTAGGTGCTTCAGCAGGTGCAGGTGCAGCTACCGGTGGCATATCCTCGAACAAAGCTCTAATTTGCATAATTGCTTCTTTTGCGTTCATAATACTTTTTTCTTTAAATATATACACAATAATATGTTTATCATTTAAAATATCATTCATCCTCTGTATTTACCGCTTATCATTATTTTTAAAAAAATATCACCCTTTTTATTGTGGATTGTGAAAAATGTGTATATTTGATATATCAATTAACCACTTAAACGAAACACTATGAAAAATTTGATTGAAAAGTATGAAAGTTTGGGATTTGTTCTTAACCTAAAAAATGAACCGATGATTATCGGATGTTGTATGAAAAAGGTAAGCAAGGCTCGTTTCCCAAAACCTTTATTTAATTACAGATTCAGAAGCGTTGAACGTATGATTGAATTTTGTAATGAATGGATTGAAAGAGTCGAAAAAAATCTAAAAGCTGAAAATGAAAGAAAAGCTTTAAAAAAAGCGGCTCAAAAAAATATGAGTCATAACTTTGAGCTTGGTTCAATATTCTACAACAGTTGGGGATATGAACAAACAAACATCAGTTTCTACCAAGTTGTCGAAGTCAAATCAAAATCAATAATGATTCAAAAAATAGCTAAAAGCTATGTTGAGGGAAGCGAAGGTTTTATGTGTGCGAATGTTAAACCTGTTAAAAATGCTTTTATTGGAGAGCCTATTCTAAAAAGAGTTATCCTTTCAGTTGGGTATAACGGGAACATCGGTTATCATATCAAAGCAGAACACGGGTGCTTTGTTGAGTACAAAAACCAAGAATCTGGAGTTTATTCAAGTTGGTACGCTTAAAAAAAATAAAATTTTATATTTATAGTAAAAACATTAAATTGCATATATGAAAGAAGTAAAAGTAGATAACAAGCCAATTCAAATTGACGAAAAAGAAAAAATCCTTATTGAATTGATTAATGGCAGAAAGCCCATTAATGCTTATGAGCAAGAAATTGCTAATCAATTAGAAGAAATGAAGAAAAATGGTCAAGTACCATATATCCCTTCAAATCTCTAACCATTAGATTTTTTCAAAAATTTATTGTAAGCATTAGCATCTAAGATGGTTTCTTTTCCATCTTTTTTGCTATATATAAGTTTAGGGGTAGTTCCATTATTATCATATAAATGCAATTCATTAAAAGTATTATTATTAGCTAATTTTGGAAATATTGTAGATATTTCTTTGTGCATTTCTTTAATGTAATCTGTAGGAACATTTCTTCCTGTTTTTTCAGCTCTTGATGCTGCTCTATCTAATGAAGTTTGAACATCAGTTGTAACATAATGAGCTACTACTCTTTTACCTGCATCTTTTTGTTGTTGTGCTTTTTCTGCAACCTTTTCAAAAGAACCATCTCCAACTGTATCAATAACCGAATCCATTTTCATATCAGCAGCATTTTTAATTACATCTTTTGTAATTTTTGAAGATTCTTCGTGTACTTTAGATGCAGCTTCTGTAATTTTATTTTCAGTCATTTTATTATATTCCGGTAAAGTTTCTTTTATACCATCTGGGTCTATTCTAAGTATGCCTTGAGGATATACAACTTGACCAGATTTTTCTAATGAACTTTTACCTGTTGCCGGTGCTCCGCCTAAAAAAAAAGAAGTTCCTAAATTTGTAGAACCTTGATTAATTTTATCTTGCACTATGCTTGTATGTAATGATGTTCTTTCTTCATTATAATTACCATTTTTATCTTGATATAATTTTCTTGTATCAATATCAGGAGATGATGTTAATTTATCTATATTTTCTTGTGCTTCTCTTTGGTATTTTTCAGCTATTTCTTTTGGTGTCATACCATTAATCTTACCAATACTTGTTTCTTTATCTCCGCCACCTTCTGGTCTCCTACCGCTTCCCGGTCCACCAAATTTAACTTGCTCAAGTATTTTATATACTTGATTCATTAACTCCTGTTCTTTGCTTGGCTTTGTCTTGTAAGTAAACAAACCCTCTACGCTAAATCCCTTAAATTTACCATCTTTAACATCGTTCCATACCTCGTTGTTATCTACTTTAAAGCTACCGAACCAAGACCCATCGGGCGCATCTTCGAACCCTTTCATTGGTAAGATGCCGCGGCTTTCGTCTGTAATAAAGCTTTCAAACATTGTCACCCCTTCTACTTGTGCGTTAGGTGAGTGCATCAAGTTTACGTTTGATTGGTATCCTCTTTTGAAAAACTTTTGTGCAATCTTAAATATAGTGTCTTTAGAAAATACCACATAGTAATCGCCATAAGTAGCATCGCTCCTGAAAATAGGCACATCAGCCAACATAAGAGGACCAGAGATAATACGCTTATCTTCGCTAACCACGTCAAAGCGTTGTTGATTTTTAAAGGCATTCCAATTCTTTTGTATAGCAGGTCTGTCAACTAATGCCACATAGTCCACTTCTGCATCGTCGTTCATATCCTCGCTAATATCTAATAAATAAACAGGTAAGTCCATAATTCTAAATATTAAGTTTTTTAAATTGTTATCATTTAACCAAATCTTGCCCTTTGTTGAATAGCTGCTATACGTTGTTGGCTTCCAGTTACATCGCTTTCTACTACATAGCTTCTAATGGCTTGGTTACCCATAGCATTAATAGTTTGAGTACTTAGGTTTGTTGTTGCTGCTTGTGGTTGTGGTGGACTTACTGGTGCTTGGTTATTTACACTTGGCGCACTAACTCCACCTGCTCCACCGCCACCGCCAGGAACTTTAACGGCTAATATTGATTTTACGTTCTTTATACCACCTGCAACTGCAACCCCTGCCGCTACTGCTCCTAATGCTGGACCAACAACAGGAATACCTGCTAATGATTGGTAAGCTTTTTGTGCTGATAAATAAGTGTCAATTGTAGCTTGTGCAACTGCAAATGCCTTCCCTGCTGCGGTCTCCTTTCCAATTACATCGGATAATGAACCTAACAATGAAGATATTTTCATTGCATTTTCTACTTTAGCAGCAGCTTCTGCTTTATCTATTTCAGTTCTTGCTTTAGAATTTGCTTCTACTCCTTTATTATATTCTTCTTCGGAAATTAAACTATTGGCATAATACTCATTAAGTAAAGCATCTTTTTGGTCTAATAAATCTTTTTCTACTTGGAAGTCAGTAGTATTCTTTTCTAACTTTTTATCAATATCAGCAAGGTCTTTTGCAGCTTGTTTCTTATCATCATCTTGAGTTTTAGCAAACTTTTTTTGTAAATTCTTAAATTCCAAATCGTCTTCAGCAGCCATTTGGTCGGCAGCATCTTTAAGCATTTTAGCATCTTCTGCTGCTTTCTTATCTTTTTCAGTTTGCTTTATAGCATCTAAATCTGTATTAAGTTTAGTTCTTAAATTTAATATTAATTGATTTTTTGTGTCTTCTGTTATCTTAGTATTAGCTAAAATTTCTTCTTTTTCTTTATTGAAAGCAATAGTAAGTTCTGCTCTTTTCTTATCATTTTCGTCTTTAAAAGTAGATAAGAATATTTGATTTCTTAATTCACTTAATTTTGTTAAAGCTTCTTTTTCTGCATCTGCTCGTTCTTTTGCCTCTGCTTCTGCTTTTTTCTTAGCATCTTCTCCATATTTATTTGAAGTAGTAGCACTTTTTTTAAGAGCATCTTCTCTTTGCTTTTGAGCAGTTGCATCAATTACTTGCAAATCATTTTGAAGGTCTTTATATTTTTTGGCTTGGTCGCCATATAAAATTCCTTTTTTATCAGCAGCTTTTGTAAGGTCTTTTAATTCATTTTGAATAGATTGTTTTCTAAGTGCATCAATTTTACCTTGTTCCGCTCCTTGTGCTTGTAATAATTTTATTTGTCTATCAATGCCTTCATTAACTATTTTAGTACCTGCTGCTGCTTTATTATATATAGCTTGTCGTGCTGCTTCTGCCCTTGTTGCTTCATTAGTAACACCAATTAAATCAGTAAAGGCATTAATAGTATTACCAATAAAAGATGCCAACTTACCAAGACCTGGAAACATATTAAGCACCGCTTGTTTAACCTTGTCAAAGTTTGCAATTACTAAACCAATAACAACTGCAAGTGCGCCTATACCTGTTGCAATAATAGCACCACGCAAAGTAGAGAATGCGCTTACTACCTGAGTTTTGATAACTGTACCTAATTGCTTGAAGCTATCAATACTTTCCCCTACTGCTTGTAAGCCTTGCGATAAAGCCATTGCAGATTGTACCTTAACAAGTGTCTTTTGTAAGTCCTCGTTTTCTTTACCGAATAAACCTACTGCACCTTGTAAAGCACTAAAGCCACCGGCAACACCACTAAGGGAAGCAGTTAAGGCTTTGAACTTAGCATCTGGGTTAAAGGCATCTATTAAGCTTTTGGCATCGCCTATTCTATCTTTAAGTTCTGCTGCACGTTTTGCTGCTTGTACGGCTTCCTTTGATGTAGCACCAAATTGCTCTGATAATTTAATTACATCTTGTGTTGCTTCTCTTAATTGTGCTTTTAAAGAACCTAAAGCTTGGTCTTGATTTCCGCCAACCTGTATATTTATACCTATGTTTTCTTGTGCCATTAGTATGATGTTTCTATTACTTTAAGAAATGATAGTTTAGTAGTGTTGTATTCCATTGGGTTAAAATTCTCAACTTTGTTAAGTCTAAACAATACCCCGTCTATCCATACATACTTACTAAAATCTAAATTAAAAATGTCTACTATATCAAGTAAACCAAAGCAAGTTAATAGCTTACTATCTTTGCTTGTTATCTCAGCAAGATAAGGACTATGAAATGCGTTGAATACATTAGTAGCAGGATAGCTATTAGGGTTAAATTGTAACTCTTTAGGCGCACCAAAGTTAATATCGTTTGTAGGGTTCTTAGGGTCATCTAAATGTCCTGCATAACCATAGCTTGTATAAGTACCTAACACGCTTGTATTATTCATTATATTCCACCCGTCTACACCTGTTATCTTTTTAGTTTGCATTATACGAATGATACTATCCATTCTATCCTCTGCGCTATTAGTGTTTGACTTCTTATAAATAGCAGGGAATATCTTATCCTGTCCTGTTGCTTGATATAATACAGAAGCTGCAAATATTACCTCTAAAGTATCTGTATCTTTTACAAAATCAAATTGAGTATCGTAAATAAAATCTCCATAACCTTCTGTATATTTCTTACGATAGTTCTCTCCGTAGTAATCATTATCAGCTTTGAACTTGTAGTTATAATAACGAGCGTTAACTTCACTCATTGGCTTAATACTTAAAGGCTTCGCTCTATCTATCTTGTCAGTCCAATCTAAAGCGGTAGCCGATGTAGTAGGATAGAAATCCACAAACGGACTAATAACCAATTCTTTGTCGTTAAACTTATTCTCATAAACGTAAAGGTTAAACATTTTAACAATGCTTAAAAAGAAGTCTCTTTGAAATATACCTCTCGGTATTGTTTCATTGACTTTAATCTGCTCTCCTAAGTTAATCTGTACTTGTGTCGGTGTGCTTGTAGTTAGATTAAGTGTACCAAATACAATATCAATAACCATAAAAGTACCTAATATCTCAATCTGCATAGTATCAGTGTTAGCAAAAGTAACTCCGCTAACTGTAAAATCACAAGCCATAAAAGGTCTAACACTTGCATCAAAATCTTGTCTACCTATTTCTATTCCGTTCTTTTTAAGTATAACAGAATAGTTAGGTTGTGCAGGATTATATGTAACAACTGTACCAGTTAAAAATACTCTAATATCAGTAGTTAAAGTTGTGCCACTTGTATAAGTAAATAACTCTCCAAGCCCGTCAAGTGTAAAGCTACCGGCAGTTACTAATGTATATCTAACATAAGGACTAGACGTTAAATTCATTGTCCTTTCTTGTGCCGTTGCACTTAAGCTTGTATTATTTAATGCAGTAATTGTAGTTTGGTTATGTGGAACTATAAGCTTATTAAATAAAGCACTATTAAAAAACGAGCAGTCAAACGTGTAGTCAGTATCTGCAAATATCTTTTGTATATATTCCTTAACATATAAAGCAGGTCTAAACGTTGTATATTGAAAGTCTTTTTTAGCTACTCCGTATGTGCCTGTGCTAACATTACCATAGTCTATAAGCGGATAGTAATATCCAGAGCCTCCTGCGTTATTCCAACTATTGCTAATATTAGCTACACTATAAGTATGGTTATATGTGCTAAAGTCTAAATCTTCTAAACGCTTGTTTCCTAACTGATTAATAAACCCACCAAGTTCTCCAAATACACTACACTGATATTCAATAGTTTCTTTGTCAATAACTATTTCTAATATTCTTAAAGTGCCTTTAAATATCTGCACCTTGTCAATAAAGATTTTGCAGTTTGCTTGTTTAGTAACGTTGTAGTTATACCCTACGTTTGGAAGCGTATTATCTGTAAAGTTAGCGTTGTTAAGTTCAAATATATATCCAAATACTAAGTTGTTTGTTGCCGTACCTGGTATGCTTATTGTTTTGCTAAATGAAGTATTGCGACTACCGAACTCACTTACATCGTCAATGGCATAAGTAAACTCGGTAGATATATCCTGCAATAAATCAATCTTACGTTCCTCAATATAAATCTCTGTGCTAATCATTATCTGAATTGGCTTGTTAAATATTTACCTACTTCGACTTCTATCTCAAAGTTAAATAGTTTATCTGCACTTTCTAACTTATACTCGTAGTTTGTTACTGTTATGGTAACAGGGAAATAAGCACCAAGTACTTCCATATAGACAATAGGAGACGATACAAGTTGAGCCAACCAAGAATAGTCTTGTTCGCTAACCCAATCGCTAATAAGCTTATATTTATCCTTATGCTGAATAGCATAGTTGAAAGTCGTCTCGTTATATCTGTTGTATCCATCTATGTTTGTCATTTGCCCACCACTAAGCTGCCAATCGCTGCGCCTATATGATGCTCGTTGATATTCGCTTGACCTTCTATTAACAAGGGCAAACTTTTTAGTGTCCCAACCGCCTAATCTATTTAAGAACTCGAGGTTGAATTGTTGGTATTTAGGATAGCACTTATGTCTTATCTTAATAACCCTTGTCTTTGCAAGTCCACGCTTTAAGTAGAAGTTATATCCGTAAGTATCTTCGTCTATAATCGTGCCTGATGCCCAATCGTTTATATGCCCTGCTTGTAGGTTAAACATATTGAATTGACCGCCTAAAGTTATGTTACCTGAAACTGTGTTTACAATAGTGTCTCCTTCTGCTAATACTTCTACCCAAGCAGAGTAACCACTTGTTGCTATGCGTAAAAACGTAATATAAAAGTTATCTCCATACTCAAGCGTTATATCGTCCGTATCCCTCTCTGTTAAGAAGTCGTCTGTAAAGTTCTCAAGTAGTAGGTTATCGTAATAAGAAGATAGCACTAATGGTGTATCGTTCTTTGTTAGGAATATATCCGCAAATAATGGTGGCACAAAATTATAAGCTGAATAGCTGCCAGATGCTAAGTTTGTAGTTGTTACACCACTCACTTCTTCGCCTACTCTAATATTATAATCTACTTTAATCTTATCATTTGATGCTACAAGTATTGAAGTACCAGAAGGCTCAAAGTAATTAGTTATAAAACTTCTTACCATTGGAGAAGCGTTAAATACTCCATAGCTACCTTCTGCACTTGGCGAAGGGAATACCTTAGACCTAATTACCTGGCTTCCATTTATATAGACATCATACACAAACTTAAAGTTTGTAGTTCCACTATTAGTAGAACTTGAAACGAACCATAGATTATCGTGCATTGATGAATATGGTGCAGGGCTACTTGTTATTGTTATTGCCATTCTTACTCTCGTTAATTGTTTGCTTTATTTGTATTTGTACATCGCCACCTACTGCGACTGCTATACTTTCAATAAATTCTTTATTAAATACTTGTGCTATTGCTCTATCAAAATAGTGAGTTGAACTAATACCTTTTGTGTGTATGCTTCTGGCAATAGCCCAAGCTAAAGACTTTTTGCCTTCTATTGCTTTTGCTTCCGTTCCAAGTTTTCTATACTTTTTAATGGATACTGACTTAAGCTTATTGTAACTTAACCATTTTTCTATTGAACTTACTGGTACTGCTTTTTTACCTGACTTAAAAGCATAAGGGCTTTTGCCGTCTGCTTTAATATTTTTAGTACCTTTTACACCCTTGTTTATAAAATCGTAATATTTAGATGCTGCACTCCCTTTCTCATAACCAAGACTTAGGATATACCCAGTACCGAACTTTGTAATTACAGGTTGCGCAGGTTCTGATAACTTACCAGAACTTGTAATTTTATCTTGGTCTAATATCTTTGTAATGGTATCGTTAAATGCTTTACCGTATAAAGCAAGTGTTTTTTCTAATATAGGTAATTCTCCAGTCTTTACCTTATCAAATGCAGTATCGCCTATGCTTTGCAAAAAGCCTTCCCTTAATGATTGTATTTGCGCCTTAGTTATACTCACGCTAATAAATATAAGCAATGTCTAAAAATAACTAACCCCACCAAAAATGGCAGGGTCGTGGGAGGCTATTTAAGTTTCCTATGCTGCTCTTTATCGTAGTCAGCTTTAGCCTTTAGATATGATAGCGTGTTTAAGAATTGTATTGTTGTGAGTTCATAGCTTTCGTCAACTGATATATTTTCGTGGTCGGCAACAGATTTGGCGCAATATTGCCATCCAAAGTCTCGCATAAAGTTTGAACCGCCTTTAGTGCCAACTCCGTACTCATCCCCTTGTCCATCATCTCCTTGACCAAATAAGCCTGAGAAACTTCTATCCAATTTCTGTAAACTTGATAAAAAAAAACAACCGAATGGTAAACATTTACAAAATTAGATGCTTGTATATCGTCTGCATAATCGCTATGCTTGGCTGCATCATACTTATCGTTGACCCACATTCCGTACCAGGTTTTACGCTGAGGCACTACCATTGAAGCCGCTAACTTATGAATGTTACCTATTAGGTCGCTACTAAATACCTTGCTTTCAATATATCTGGCTGCCTTCATTTTTTGTACATCATATACAAAGCGGTATCTTTTGCCATTTACTTTTGTGTACTTAACAGGCTTACCTTTAATATTTTCATCTAAAAAGCTTAGTGTTTCCCTTAGTTTATTAAACTGCTGAATAGTTAAGCTATCTACTTGTGTGTCTGTCAGGTTATAGATTATACCTACAAGCTTACTTTCTACATCTAAGTTAGTCCAGTCCTTTTCAGGCTTAGTAACTATTGGGTATATCTGTTGGTACTGCCAGACAGTTAATTCGTTCCAATTCATTTGTTATCTTTTTTGTCTTGTTCAAGTATCTTATTGCTTTGGTCTATAAAATACACCCATACTATTGAAATAATGGTTGCAAAGATAATCGAACATAATATTGCTACTATCATTTTGTTTGGTTGTATACGTCTCTAATTTCTATAATCATTAAAATTAGTATAATAACTCCAATTATTGTTATAATCATTTCTTTTTATTTTAAGGATACGGCTACTGAGGTTGTGCTACTTTTTGCAGGTGGGTAAACTTTAGTTACCTCGCCCGTAACTCCGTTAATAATATCAAGTCCAGAATGTGGCACTTTTTTAAGGAAATCTTCCATATCCTTTTTGGCTTTGGCTGCGCTATTGTACTCGGTCATTATCTCATCGTAAGCAGGACTTTCGCATTTAGTGTAGTCGTATTTAACTCCGACCTCTCTAATGTTAAACTTAGCACTCATATACTCAAAGTCCTTTCCATTAAGAACGGCTGCTTGTAATACGGCATCTTTATAGTCCTTGTTAGCCTTTAGGGTTTCTAACATATCCTCTAAAGCTTTAACCTGGAGATGCGTTTTTAACGGGTCAAGTTCCCCTGCGTTTAATCGTTCAATTAATTGGTGAGTAAACTCTACTCGTTGTTCTTTTGTTGTTTCAAAGATTTGTTGTAGTTCCATTGTGTTTAGTTTTGGTTGTATAAATCGTCGTTTTCGTCAGCTATCATAATTTCTATAATATGCTGCTTTGTGTTTATAAATATCAATATTTCTTGTTTAACTTCTTCCAAATATAGTAATTCTTCTCCTAAGTTAAAAAATGTTGCAACCTTAATTAATTCTTCTACTGATATTAAAGCGCATTGTTTGGCTTCAAATTCATTCATTGCACTTGTGCCTTCTCTATCGTGAACTTTAATATGAAACTTATCAATTAACTCTTGTGCTTTTTCTTTAGGTGTCATAGGTTATTTGTTTTGGTTAAAGGTTTGCTCATAGTATTTGATTGCATCTTCTTTAGTGAAAGATGGTAAATTATCAGCCTCTTTTTTTCTTTGGTAATCTGATTTTTCAAAGAAAACACCAATAAAAAATATAATGGTTATAGCAATCATTATCATAGGTTAATTAGTTTTTGGAGTCCATACACCAGTTATTGTTACTTGGCTTTTAATAGCATCTACTTTTATACTATTCAAATTAGCTTTTCGTTGCTCATACTTTATAACGATTTGATTTAATATTTTTATTGTTTTCATAGGTTATTTGTTTTTGGAAATATGTTTCTAATTTAATTAAATAATTGTTTTAAAATAGCTTTTTTTATAAGAATTAGAATTATAGTTCTAATTATATTGTTTCAGGTTTGTAGTTATCAATATCAAAGTAGCCTATCTTAAAGCTATTCGGCTCACGTCTTAATCTACGCTTGGCAGGTTCGTAGCCTTTGCTTTTACAGTACGTTAGTATCTCTAAGTATGTAGCGTCTATGTTATTCATCATAATGCTAATAGGCTCACTTGCGTAATATTTGTCTATGTATTCTTTGCTTA